CAAACTTCTTAAACAAGGCTGGATAGTAGTATGGCGTGAAAGAAATAGAACGACGCAAAAGTATAATATATACAAAGTTTCGTTTAAATGTAAAAGGCTAATCAACACTATGTATAAGATTATTGTTGGCGAGGAAGATATTCCAATTAGTGAAAGACGAAATAAAATAATGCGCGGACAAACCTATACTGATAAGGTATTAATAACCTCTGTGTATAACGTAAATAAAGATAAAGAAAGATAATATGGACTATAAAAATCCTTTAAAAATGATAGACCCATTAACCGGTATGGAGATGACAATGCAACCTCCTATGCCAGCTAATCAAATGGGTATAGCTAAACCTATGTTTAATCAAACAACTCAAAATGTAGCGCAGCAAGTATACGGAGGTTTAGATCAAAGACAAATGTCTATGGGTCAGCAAGCGCCTGTGTTTATGAAAGATCAAACAGGTGATGGTGAAATTACACAAGCTGACGTTATAAAAGCTAGAATAGAAGGTTATAAAGAATAAATAAATAATTATGGATCACAATATAAGTAAATTACTAGGCAAGCCTACATTAGAAGGACAAGTAGGTGAGTCGCACGTTTGGGACGGGCCGCTAGATACTACTGGTTTTCCAATGGGTAAAGGTAGTAGTTCAGGCGCTAAGGGTATGCACGTGAAAAAATACCCTTGCGAGTATAAAGCTGGACCTATAACACAACGCGCTAAAGGATTGTAAGATGAGTTTTAATGATTTTAAACTTTACGCTATAAACACAACAACACTAGGGGTTACAACATTCGCTGAGATAGAGATGGGTTTAAAATTATTATTGTTAGTAGTAACCATTGGTTACACTATAAATAAATGGATGCAGCTTAAAAATAAAAAATAATGTTTAAGTATTTTACTTACGAAGAGTTCGATTCGCCTGACGTGCAAGGTAGCGGGCAGATGATGAGTAAGGATCTTATACTTATACTTGAAAGTGTTAGAGCTGAGCTTGGTAAACCTGTTGTTATAACCTCAGGTTATCGCACTCCAGCGCATAACGAAAAAGTAGGTGGGAAACCTAACTCATCTCATTTAAAAGGTCTAGCGGTTGATATAGCTTGCAAAGACAGTAGATATAGATTTAAACTTCTACAAGAATTAATGGAACACGGTATAGACCGTATAGGTATTGGTGATAGTTTTATTCATATAGATATTGATAATGATAAATCACCTGATGTAATTTGGACATATGGCAACTGATAAAAAAACACTTAAGTGTAATAAACCTCGGCGTACGCCAGATCATAAAACTAAATCACATATAGTTAAAGCTTGTTCTGCAGGTAAAGAAAAAATTATAAGGTTTGGTCAACAAGGTGTAACAACTGCTGGTAAAAAAACAGACGCTAAGTCTAAAGCTCGTAGAGCTAGTTTTAAAGCTCGCCACGCTAAAAATATTAAAAAAGGTAAAATGTCTGCTGCCTATTGGGCTGACAAAGTAAAATGGTAATTATGAATAAGTATGTTAAAGATATGATGCATGAGAGAGAGTTAATCTACGATGCAAAGAAAGCAATACACAAAGAAGATAAAAAATACAAAGCTGTTTTTGAAATGAAAGGATCTACACTACATATGGGTCATAGTCCTATGCACAAACATTGTACTTCTGCTTTAAGATATGGATCACCAATGAAGCAAGAAGATCTAAAAAATGAATTAACAAAAGAGCAAAAACTTAAAATGGCAGGTGAAGCTATTGGTGAAGATGTTTCTTTTGAAGTTAAAACAATGGACGATCCTAGATCTTCAAGAAGAATAGTTGAAATAAAAAAACAACTAGAAAAAGAAAATCCAGAAAAGTACGAAGAGATATACGGTAAATAATGAAATCAAAAGGTTTAGGAGACGACATAGCGAAATTTACTAAATCTTATGGTGAAAACCAATACAATAAGTACGGAAAATAAAACAGATTAGGACTGTACAAACCTTGCTAAAACACAAACACAAACACAAACACAAACACAAACACAATGGCAAAATTTATAGCAATTAAATCTTCAGCTTCTGGATTAGGCGGAGGAGATTTTTTATTTAACGTTGATCAAATTATTACAGTAGAGGCTGCTTCAGCGACTACAACAACTATTCTTTTAACTAGCTCTCAAGCCGCGGAAGATGTTGTAACTTTAACTCATACAGATGTAGGTACTACTCCTTCAGTACGTGATTCAATTAACGCTGCGCTTACCGCTAACCCGGGTGGTGTAAAAGCTAAGGTAAACCTACCTAGTGGCGTAACCGTATCAGGTGTTGCAATTGCATAAGTATGAAATCTAGAGGTTTAGGAGACGATATAGAAAAGTTTACTAAAGCTACTGGTATTAAAACCATAGTAGATAAAGTCGCAGAGGGTTTAAACGTCCCCTGCGGCTGTTCTGCTCGTAAAGAATGGTTCAATAAAAAGTTTCCAAATAAATTATAATGGCTTTTAAATTAACACCACCGTTTTCAATAGACAATACTCCTATATACAGTGTAGATATGGAGGACGGCGTGTTAGGTAAAGCTAATAATAACGGTACTATCATTATAAACAAAGATGTACCGTGTGGTGAAATACAAAAAGTTATAAACCACGAAATGGTTCATATAGATCAAATGCGTAGAGGTGATCTTGATTATGACGATAAATATGTATACTGGAAAGGTAAAAAAATACCAAGATCTAGTATAAATGAAGGGGCAAAGGATTTGCCTTGGGAAAAAGAAGCTTACAATAAAACAAAATAAAACAAAAAAAATGCCTTACAAAAAAAGTCCAGCTTCGTTTATGAAGCACGAAAGTAAAGCCGTAGGATATATGGCGAAAGGATCAGCCGCACATATGGATTCTGCAGTTAAAAAAACAAATTTAGATGAGTTTGGTAATCCAATACCAAAAGACTTTAAAGCTGACGCTGCTGGAGTAACAGGGACAGTAAGAAAAGTAACCTCAGAACCTATTGCGTTTGGAGATCACGGTTATGGTATTGGTAATCCACAAGTTAGAGATGTTGAAGGTAAAATTATCAAAGAAGCTGGAAGAGATCTTAGAGATATGCAAGATCCTAAAGCATCTAGACCAAATTACAAAGGTCTTATTCCTTCTGAAGAATTAAAAGGTAAAAAATATATTACAACTTCAATTGATAATAGAGGTATTGGTCAAATGTCTCCGTATAAAATGCATGGAGATCCAAAAACGCCACATGCAGATTCTACTGACGGTAAAAAAGAATATGATAAAAAAGAACGAGGAAACGTTCTGAGAAATGTTATAGATTCATTACAAACAGTTGAACAACAAGGTGAACTAGCTGCAGCAAAAAAATATGGTAACTTTACAAGAGCAATATCAGAAGGTAACTTACCATCTATAACTAGAGGAAACACAAGGGGTAGAAGCGTGAGCACTTCAGACGTAGGATATCTTGATACAAATAAGTCTCCTTATGGCAAAGGATTACCAACAGATGGATCTGAGTCAACTAGTACGACTAAGGTTTTTCAAGAACAACAAAACGAAATGGCTAAGAAAAAACCTAAAACTTTTCCATCACTAAGAGATGCTGTGAGAGGAACATTTCAAGGTTATAGAAATTGGTAATTAATGAATAAAATTCTTCAATTTATAACCGGGGGTCTCATTAAAGATGTTGGTAAAGTTATAGATAACTTAACAACTACAGATGAAGAAAGGCTTGCGGCTAAACTAAAAGTTGAAGAGTTGCTAGAGCAGGCTGATAAAGATGCTCAAGATCAAGTAACAGCGAGATGGGAATCGGATATGAACTCTGATTCCTTCTTGTCTAAAAATATACGACCAATGGTTCTTATATATCTTACTGTTATTTTCACTATACTGTCTTTATTTGATGGTAATGTAGGTGAATTTAAAATAGCAGAGCAATACGTACCAATATTCCAGTCGTTACTTATAACAGTGTATGGCGCTTATTTTGTAGGGCGTACTTGGGAAAAATCAAAAAAAATAAATAATAATAAATAATTATGGGACAATACGCAGGACAACCAGACTTTGGAACATCCGCTTCTGAAATAACAGCTAGCAATACTATAAGCTCTGCTACTTATCTAAACTCTTCAGCTCTATTTATTGGTAGTGGCGGGAATGTAACAGTTATAATAGCAGGAACAGTAGGGTCTTCTGGATCAGGGCTTCCAGCGGCTAACCAAGCTGTTACATTTAAAAACCTATCTAATGGTTGTTTTCTACCTGTTATAGTTGATTACGTTTTAGCTACAGATACAACAGCTGCTGATATCATAGCTGTAAAATAAAATGGGATTAGGAATAGGATTAGGTTTAGCTTGGTGCGGGTGCGGTGAAGATTCAAACGTTGCTTGTAGTGAAATAACTACGTCTGGAGGTGTAGGTATAACAGACGATACTATAGCTTTAAGTCCTAGTGGAGGTGTTATAACTATCATGTTTAATCCTCAAGGAGTTCCTGATAAAATGGAAATATACCACGGAAATACAACTACTGGAACTAAAGTTGCTACTTCTGGAATGACCACAGTTAACGCTGGTCCTTTCGATAATGTTTACGGTACCGTTTCAACAGGAGATATAATACCTACTATATCTCAAACAAACGCTACAGATCAATTCATAGGTACAAATAAAGGCGCTGTTCCAACTAGAGCATCTGCTTATACCGCTGAAACAGGTATAGCTAATCCTTTAGTTTCTCCATACCAGCAATTACTGTGGTGGGTTTATACGCCTGCTGATTATCAAAACGGAGTTTTCGTAACAATAAGAGTTACAGGACCTAGCGGAACAGGTTGGGATTACCAAAGATATTGTGATACGCCGTAAAAAATATAAAAACAAGTAACTATATAATTATAAACAATTAAATTAAATTCAATGGCAAAAATTACAAATGAACAACTTGAAAAAGTTGTAAAACAACAAGAAGAATTAGGCGGACTATTAAACCAAATAGGAGCTTTAGAAGCTAACAAGCACTCGTTGCTTCATAAGATAGCTACTGTAAACGAAGGTATAGAAAAAACCAAACAAAGTCTTGAAGAAGAATACGGTAATATAAGTATTGATCTTAAGACGGGTGAATATACAATTATAGAAAGCGAAGACGACAGTGAGATGGCTGTTGTTAAATCAGAAGATTAAAATGAATTCTGTTATAAGAAAAATCAGTATTGGTTCTGATTATAAAAACGATGCGATGCATTATTCGGTGGGTCAGCAAGTATATGGCGGTCACGAAATATCGCACATTTTATTTGAGGACCATGATAGTTCTTATAATATTCATATAAAGAAAAACAACGAGGTATTGCCATGGAAAAAGTTTAATAAAAACATGGCAATATCTGTTGAATATGATTTAGAATATTAATGAAAAGCATATATGATTTTATCATAAAACCTGTTGGTAAGGTTTATGATAATTCTATAGATATAAACGGTAAAGAGCTTTTGTTAAATACGAGTATAGACAAACATAAGTTTGTAAACAACAAGGCTGTTGTAGTCTCAACACCACTTGCTTTTGACACGCCTATAGAAGAGGGTGATGAAATTATAGTTCACCATAATATCTTTAGAAGATATTATAATATGAAAGGTAAAGAAGTTAATAGTAGTAAATACTTTAAAGAAGATCTTTACTTTTGTCAAATAGATCAAATATATTTATATAAAAAAATATACAAATGGTATGCGTTTGCTGATAGATGCTTTGCTATGCCACTTGAAAATAATAATGATCTAGAGCTCGATAAAGAGCAAAAGCTTATTGGTGTATTAAAATACGGTAATAAGTCCTTAGAAGCTAAAGGAATAAACGAGGGAGACACTATAGGGTTTACACCTAACAGTGAATTTGAGTTTATTGTAAACGACCAACGGCTTTATTGTATGAAATCAAATGATATTGTAATTAAGTATGAGCACCAAGAAAACCAAGTTGAATATAATCCAAGCTGGGCAAAGAGCAGTTGAGGAATTAATTAAGGTAGCTAAAGAACCTATTGTAGATTCAGATGATGACATCTCAGCTGATCGTTTAAAAAACGCAGCTGCAACAAAAAAGTTAGCTATATTCGATGCGTTTGAAATACTTAACCGTATTGAAGAGGAAAAGAATATGCTTGAAGATAATTCAAGTGATAGCAAGCAAAAATCCTTTAAGGGTTTCGCAGAAGGTAGATCCAAGTAATGTATAAACAAACTTTATTTACTGTACTTACAGATCATATAAAACCTCACGTGCTTAAAAGAAATAACAAAAGCAAAAAGTGGGAGTACGGTTATAATAAAGAACATGACGTGATTGTTATAAGTAAGAACGGTCAAATAGGTGAAGTATATGAAATACAAAACCTTAAAATAGCGTTACCACCTTTTAAAGGTAAACTAAATAAGGATAAAGACAAATGGTCTAGAGAAGAATATCCTAAAGAATTAAATAAAATTAAAAGTGTATTTGAGTGGAATAAATACCCAGAGCACTTTAAAGAAAGATGGTATGATTATATCGATGAACAATTTAAACGTCGTAACGAAGGTCATTGGTTCAATAACAAAGGTGTTGCTACTTATCTCACTGGCACTCACTACATGTACTTGCAGTGGAGTAAAATTGATGTTGGGGCAGCAGATTTTAGGGAGTCAAACAGATTATTCTTTATATTCTGGGAAGCTTGCAAAGCAGATCAAAGATGCTACGGTATGTGCTACCTTAAAAACAGACGATCAGGTTTTTCATTCATGGCATCAGGCGAAACTGTTAACTTGGCAACAATCAGTTCAGATTCAAGATTCGGTATCTTATCAAAATCAGGGGCTGATGCTAAAAAAATGTTTACAGATAAGGTAGTACCTATATCAATTAACTACCCGTTCTTTTTTAAACCAATACAGGACGGTATGGATCGTCCAAAAACAGAACTAGCGTACAGAGTACCAGCATCAAAGCTAACTCGTAGGAAACTAGATCAAGGTGAAACACCCGACGAAGTAGTAGGACTTGATACAACTATTGACTGGAAAAATACAGGTGACAATAGTTATGATGGTGAAAAATTAAAACTACTTGTGCATGATGAATCAGGTAAATGGGAGAGACCTGATAACATATTGAATAACTGGAGGGTTACAAAAACAACTCTTAGATTAGGTAGTAGAATTGTCGGTAAGTGTATGATGGGATCAACATCAAACGCTTTAGATAAAGGTGGTGAAAACTTTAAAAAATTATACTATGCTTCAGGCGTTACAAAAAGAAACCGCAACGGACAGACTAGCTCAGGACTATATTCTTTGTTCATACCTATGGAGTGGAATTACGAAGGATTCATTGATACTTATGGACACCCTGTCTTTGATACGCCGGCAAAATCAGTTGAAGGAGCCGACGGACTTCAAATTGAAGTAGGTGTTATAAACCACTGGGAAAACGAAGTTGAAGGTTTAAAAGGTGATCAAGATAGTTTAAATGAATATTATAGGCAGTTTCCCCGTACGGAACAACATGCTTTTAGAGATGAAA